TTTTAAGTGTTACGAAGAAGCTAAACGAGATCATACCTATGTTATTGTTGTTGATACATCAAGAGGATTAGGGCAAGATTATTCTGCATTTGTAGTATTCGATATAACCCAGTACCCTTATAGAGGTGTAGGATTATACCGTAGTCGAGATATATCTCCTATGTTGTATCCGGATGTGATATTTAACGCTGCAAAGAAATATAATGATGCCTTTACTCTCGTAGAAATAAACGATATAGGCGAACAGGTGTCTAATATACTCTTTCATGATTTTGAGTATGAGAATATATTTAGAATATCGAAAAGTAATGGTTCACAGGTTATAAGCTCAGGATTCGGTGGAGGCCGATCACAACTAGGTGTAAGAACAACCAAGTCTGTAAAACGACTTGGGTGCTCAACACTTAAGGATGTTGTAGAGCAGGACAAGTTAATATTTGAAGATTATGACTATATTACCGAGCTGTGTAACTTCGTACAAATAAAAGAAAGTTATGCAGCGGAAGAAGGTTTTCATGATGATGTGGTTATGTGTATGGTTTTATTCTCATGGCTAATAAGGCAAGACTATTTCAAAGAGTTGACTGACAGTGATCTTCGTAAGAAGTTATTTGAAGATAATCAAAAGATGATAGAAGATGAGATGCTACCCTTCGGGTTTCTTGATGATGGACGTGAAGATGACGGCATTATAAATATTGACACAGAAAGACTTGGATGGTCCTTACCATCTGCTGACACGATCTCGGAGAAATGGTGAGACGTTGAAATCGCACCTATTATAAATAAAAAAAGAATAAAACCTATATAAGGAGAGAATACAATGCCATTTCAAGTATCGCCCGGCGTAAACGTCAGTGAAGTTGATTTGACCACCGTTGTACCTTCCGTCTCTACAACAGAGGGAGGAATCGCCGGTCATTTTACTTGGGGTCCCGTGGATCAACGTGTTCTAGTAACATCGGAAGATCAACTAGTATCACAATTCAGCAAGCCAGACTCTAGCACATATGAATCATTTTTTACTGCAGCTAACTTTCTTAGCTACGGTAACGCCCTGCATGTTGTAAGAGCAAATTCAACCGGTCTTAAGAACGCAACCGGTAATGCCGGTAACTCTGCAATAACATTAATTAAAAATCCCGATGATTATGTTAATAGCTACGACAGTGGTATTTCAGGAGTTGGTGACTGGGCCGCAAAGTACCCTGGTGCATTAGGAAACTCCTTAAAAGTATCTGTATGTCCAGGCTCTGGAGCTTTTGAATCAACTCTTACAGGTACATATACTATATCATCCAATACTACATCCCTTGTAATGTCAGCTAATCAGTCGGCTATTATGGTTGCTGGAGATATGGTTGAGATTGGACCTACTGTAGGTGAAAAGCAGCTGCGCAGGGTAACTAGTATAGCTGCTAACGGTCATCTTGCTGTGCTGGAGTCTGCATATACAGGTACTTCAGTATCTGCAAATACAGGTCTCATAAAGAAATGGGAGTATGCAAGTAGCACGAACCGAGCTCCAGGAACTACAGCGTACGCTACTAATACAAATAGTGCTGACGATGCAATGCATATTGCTGTTGTTGATGAAGACGGATTGTGGACGGGTATTAAAGGTACAGTATTAGAAGTGTTTGAAAATGTTTCCAAAGCATCCGACGCTAAAGATACAACAGGGGCCTCTAATTACTATAAAGATATTGTAAACAACAGATCTAAATATATTTGGTGGACACAGCACAACAGCAATAACACTAACGCAGGATCAGCATCAAACAGTTTAACATACGGGGCCCCAGCGAAGAATCAGACGGTATCACTGACCAACGGCTCTGACGGATCCGCAGCGACTGCTGGAGAGATTAACATAGCGCTTGACAAGTTTAGATCATCAGAAGATGTTGATATATCGTTTATTCTTATTGGTGGAAATGGACAAACAGTAGCTACACATGCGATAAACAATATCGCAAATGTACGTAAAGATTGCCTTGTATGTTTATCACCAACAAAGTCATCCGTAGTTAATAACGGAACGTATATAGGTAAAGAAGCGGTTGATATTGTTACTTATAGAAATACTCTTCCTTCTTCCTCGTACGCAGTAATGGACAGTGGATGGAAGTATCAATACGATAAGTATAATGATCTATATCGATGGGTACCTCTAAACGGTGATACTGCAGGTCTTATGGTAAGAACTGA